GTAGTGCGTTTTTAAGTTGTCTAAACTGTCGGCGGTCTCGACTGCCACTAAGTAGTTGTTAAATACGTCTGCGTCCATGGCGTATTTGTACTTTTTCGTTGCCGCGTTGCCGTCATCGTCTTCTGGTGCAATGCCACAAGCCGCCATCAGGGAGCCACGCCGTGCATAGGTCAATGCGCTCATGTAGCCTTGTGGGTCTTGCTTGCTCGCTGGAAACTGCAAAATGCCAGCCTCATAAATTTCGCCTGATTCGTGCATGAATACAGTCTCGACCATGATGCCGCTTGGACATTCGTAGCACTTCTGGATAAGCGCAATACCGTTTTCGTTAAGCGCGTCCATGACGGCCTCAACGCAAGTGGCAAGGTCTGCGTAGCGCGATTTAAAGTGCGGGTTAGTGCTGTTCTTCAGCGCGGGGCTAAACGCCTTTTGTGCCTTGACCAAGGCTGTTGCTAAGTTTTTCATTTCCATCCTCCTACTACTACTTCATCAAAGTGTTCTGCGCCGAATATCGTGCCCTCGAAGTGCGGCATATCTTCCGTCTCCATCGCTTGCTCTAGCGACATAACCGCGTCGATATAAAACGGGCTGAGTGGGTCAACCAAGGTCTTGAGCAGCGCCAAGCCCTCCGGGTTGATTGAGTAAATTCTGTGTGCCATGTTGTTCCCCTTTAGTAATTCTGTTCAATTAACTGTTGAACTTGCGCCATGCCATCGGCAGAAACAGTCCACTCAGGTATGCCGCTGTCTAAATCCAAGCGACCGTCGTGCCCACGCAATGTTTTAACGTAGTAACGCGTAACAAATTGACCGAACTCGGTATGCGGGTAACGCGAATCGTAGAACTCGATTAAGGCGTCTTCCTTGTCGTGCGTGAGGCAAAAATCAAGACCGTATGTGTCGCCTTTGTTTACGAAGCGAACCGTATATTTCTCTATTGATGCAACCATTTTAAAATCCCCTTTTGTTTGCGTAGCGGCTTGCTACGAGGTAATTATAAACACAAAAAAACACGTTTTTTATAGGGGTTTTCCCCTATTTACAAAAATAAATTTCTACCCTAATAATTTTGCATATTAAAGGGGCAAGTGGTATGGAAACGTGGAATAACTTTATGGCTGACTTAAACGCCCTTGTGCGTCAACAGCCTGATACTGAAATCGAAGCTGTGCTGTGGCTTAACAGCCTGCAATACAACTGCGTGATGGCTGCGGAGCGCATACAGCGTGAAGACTTAAACAAAGAGAATTTTGGGGGCACAGACTGATGAACGACCCGTTTAAAATACTTGAGCCGACTTGCATTAGTTTTTCTGGCGGTCGGACAAGCGCCTATATGCTTTGGAGAATCTTGCAGTCTCACGGCGGCAAGCTACCAGATGACGCCATTGTGTGCTTTGCCAACACGGGTAAAGAGGACGAGGCAACGCTAGAGTTTGTTCGTGATTGCGCGGTTAACTGGGGCGTCAAGATACATTGGCTTGAGTACCGTTATGACGAAGTTCCCGCCAACAGGTTTCGGTTGGTTGATTTTGAGTCTGCTTCACGCGATGGTGAGCCATTTTTTGAATTGATTGACCAAAACGGCAGTCCTTATCTGCCAAACCCCGTGGCTCGGATTTGCACCGCCAAACTTAAAATCAGGGTGATTCACCAATATCTAAAGTCAATCGGCTGGGAACATGACGAAAGCTCAGATTGGGTCGGCATCCGCGCCGATGAACAGCGCCGTGCTGCCAAGATGGACAGAAGCAGAACGCCGTTAGTTGCGGACGGTATTACAAAAGAAGACGTAGGTGCTTTTTGGCGTAGCCAGCCATTTGATTTAGGTTTGCCAAACATAAACGGCGTGACTATGCACGGCAACTGTGATTTGTGTTTTTTAAAGCCTGCTCATCAAGTTTTTAGCCTAATTCAAGAGAAGCCAGAACGCGCTTTATGGTGGATGAAGATGGAGGCTCACGCAAATTCGTCAAACAAAACGTATGGCGATGGAGCGAGGTTTCGCAAAGACAGGCCAAGCTACAAAGAAATGTATGAGTTTGCTCACAAACAAACTAATCTGTTTGATAAAAATGAAGAAGCCATTTCTTGCTTTTGTGGGGACTAAAATGAACGACCCAGTAAACAGCCCAGCGCACTACATGGCTCACCCTAGTCACGTTGAGTGCATAGACATAACCGAACACATGAATTTTTGCCTTGGCAATGCGGTCAAGTACATCTGGCGTGCAGACCTGAAGCATGATGCGATTGAGGACTTGGAAAAAGCCAAGTGGTACATCACGCGCGAGATTGAACGGCGCAAAAATCAGTTATAATGGTTTGAAACGCGGCTAGGTCGGGCTTGATCACCTGACTGAACGGAGTTCCTCCCTCTCCTGCCGCCGTTTCTTTCATCTAGGGAGCGTTAAAAAGGTGAGCAATATGCACTACTACAAGTTCAATATCGCCGACTATCGGAAAGACACGGGTCATTTGTCTACCGTAGAACACGGCATTTACCGCCAGTTGATTGACTGGTATTACCTCGATGAAAAGCCGATACCGATAGAAACCCAAGTGGTTATGCGTCGGTTACGCTTGGGTTCTGAACACGAAGCCTCTCTGCAAAATGTACTTGCTGATTTTTTTATTAAGAGCAAGGATGGATACAAGCAGGGTCGCATTGATTTGGAAATCAACGAGTATCACAGTCAAGCCGACAAAAACCGCACCAACGGCAAGCTAGGTGGGAGGCCAAAGAAAACCCAGTCGGTTATTCCTGCGAACCCAGACGAAAGCGAAAATAACCCTAACCATGAACCAGTAACCAATAACCATAAACCAAGTAGTACAGCAACGCGCGGGTCGCGGTTGCCAAACAACTGGAAACCTGATTCTGATTTGGCTGCATGGTCAAAGACAGAACGACCAGACCTTGACCTGCGTAAGGTGCTGGAAGAGTTTCGGGACTATTGGGGTTCATTAGCTGGTAGCCGTGCAACAAAAGTCGATTGGGATGGGACTTGGCGCAACTGGGTACGCAAGCAGACCGCCGCCAAACAATCATTTGCCCAACAAGCCGCAGATGTGGCTCGGACAACAACACCACCGCCAGCAAATCAGGGCGACGCGCTCAAGCAAATCATTGCTGACCGCGAGAACTGTTCACCACCACCCGCGCATATTCGAGAGATGATGAAAGGCATATTGGGGGTGAAAAATGTATAACAAAGTTGAATTTGGCGATTGCCGTGAAACAATGCGGCGCTGGAAAGAGCAAGGCATAAAGGCTCAGACTTGCGTAACCAGTCCGCCATACTTTGGTCTGCGGGACTATGGACACGACGGTCAGATTGGGCTGGAAGAAACGCCAGAGCAATACATTGCCGCTATGGTTGAAGTGTTCCGATGCGTGCGTGATGTGCTGGAAGATGACGGGACGCTATGGCTAAACTTGGGCGACTCATATGGCGCTGTTGGCGGCAATACCTATGCAGGCTTTAATGAGCGTTGGAGCGGGACTGGCGGCGCGGGTAGCAAGCAGGACGCAACGCTGGCGGGGGTGACAGACCGCAAGATCAGCACTGGGCTAAAACCCAAGAACCTGCTGGGCATACCGTGGCGCGTTGCTCTGGCGTTGCAGGCAGATGGCTGGATTTTGCGCCAAGACATCATCTGGCACAAGCCAAACCCAATGCCTGAGTCTGTTCAAGACCGTTGCACAAAAGCGCATGAGTACATATTCTTGATGAGCAAATCGCAAAAATATTACTACGATGCTAATGCAATTAAAGACCCTGTAAAACAGGATTGGGGTACGCGAGACAGGGCTGACGGAAAGTACCACAATGAAGGCTCTGGGTTACAGCCTCACAGCGGATTAGAGAAGTCATACGAGATGGCAAACAAGCGCAGTGTATGGACTGTGCCAACAAAGCCGTACAGTGGCGCTCACTTTGCAGTATTCCCACAAGAGTTGATTGAGCCGTGCATCATGGCAGGCGCTCCGCTGGGTGGCGTTGTTCTTGACCCATTTTTAGGTAGTGGCACGACAGCACAAGTTGCTCAGAACCTTGGTAGGCAGTATTTGGGTTGTGAGTTAAACCCAGAATATGCGGCGTTACAACACGAAAGAACAAAACAATTCTCACTTGGAATTTAATATGCGTAAGAAGTCAAAGTACAAGCCAAGGGGTGTGCGGTTGGACGCGATGAAATGGGTGGTCACAGGCATGACAAAGGTCTCTGCAAAAGAATCTGAGTACGTCACCATGCACCTCAAAAACATGAGTGCCTTGGACTCGCTGACCAAAGGCACGGCATCTAAGCAAGAAATGGACATCATCATCGGCGTAATAAACGTCGCTGAAGCGCTTTGTGAGCTGGGGTTCGCTAAAGAGTATCGCCAGATGGTTTTAAGCGCTTCTAGCGCCCTTTACGACGTTTGTAAGCGGTCTTTTGAGTTGGGCGATAGGTTCGTATGTCGCGGGTCGGAGTTATCGGCGATAAAAGACGGCTACGAAGTACACGACGCAATCATGGAGGTCTGCACCATTGGCGACTTGGACAAAGCGTTGGATGTGGTTGAGGATGTGCTAAAAGCAAAGAAAGCGAAGGTTATCAATGCGTAAGTTAATTCAAATTGACCACATCATGCTGGCGAAAACATGGAAGCTGTTCGAGCATTACGAAAAGCAAATGAGCGCCCACGACTTGGCTGACACTTTGCAGATAGCAATTCTGACATCTTGGAGGTGGTGTCGCGCTTTGCACGGACAGGGTTTAATTCACATCTGCGACTGGCGCAGAGACACGCTCGGTCGGTATCAGACGCCCGTGTACGCGGCTGGCGATAAGCTGGACAAGCCGAAGCCACGCAAAACTCTGCTCGACCGTCGTATTAAGTACGAAGCCAAGGTCGCGGCGGCTAATGCAATTGTCGAGGCTGGAAAAGCCGAGCGAAGAAAAGAACGTGCATAGGAAAATAACACATGACTAATCGAGAATATTTAAAGGAGCAAATATATGTTGATATCTTGGGAGGTTTGGTTTTTATATTTTGCGTCGGTACTATTTGTTTTTATGCTGGCGTTGTTTATGTACTCGCGTGCGGGTGACTACGAATGAGCATTGAACTAGCCCGAAAAATCTTAGACAGGATACGCGATGGCGCAATCTACCCTCCTCACATCGTTGACCAAGCCCTCAAAGCAACGGGCGACTTGGAAGAGTCCATTTACTGATGAGCAGCGCACGCGCTTTGATAAGGTTGCCGCCGAGCAAAAGCAAATCGACGATATGGCAACGGCGCGTGAATTGGTGCAGATTTTCTACGCCAAAGACAAGGCCGAGCGCAATGGTTGGCTACGGGAGGCGCTGAACCGCATCGCCAGTAAACGCGGGGCTGGGCACGCTCAAAATATCCGCACTTGCATGACCGCAGTCAGGACGAACGAATATGAAAATAACATTGCGTAACAGCCAGCAGGGAAAGGAGCAAATGCGCCAACTGTGGGTAAAGATGAAAGATGCGCTAGACACGGGTGTGGCGCTGACCGTACAAGTCGAGCGTGAAAATCGGTCGCTAGAGCAAAATGCCATGTATCATTCCATCATCCACCAAATCGCTAAACAGGCTCAACATTTAGGCTCAA